CCTAGGCAACTGAGCAGTATACGCACTTTGATCCTCATAAAGAATAGTGCCGTGGGGTGTATCAACTTCGTTAGGCTTGATATAGGTCGCTTGTCGCCTGGTCGCTCCGAAGACAAGCAGTTTTATTATGAGGTAAAGATGAATGAAAAAATGGAACACAAATTCACCCCTGAAGAAAAGATTGCGTGGTGGGGAAAGGGTGAGTGGGTTAATGAACCTGATTTAGTTACTTTTGAGCATATGGGTATCCAATGCAGAGTATTGAGAATTGCGATGGAAGAGCCACATGCCAAAGACTTTCATATGTTCGGAGGTTTCCTTAACGGATATGTATGTGTTCCTGTCGATCATCTATTCTATCAAAAGGAGTATCAAGATATCGATATTGACTGTCATGGTGGTTTGACTTTTGGAGAATGCTCAGATCGTCACTGGATCGGTTTTGATTGTGCACATTCTTTTGATTACGTTCCTTCAACAGAATATATGACAAAAACAGCAGAATGGATGAAAGATTTTAGAGATAGAGAAGAAGATTGGAAGAAACGATTTAATCTTCAAGATAGTCCTCTATTCAATAGATCATATAGAAACATTCAATTCTGTATCGATCAATGCAAGTCAATGGCAGAGCAATTAGTCCAGACAAGTAGTGAGAAAAAAATAATATGACATGGATCAGTGTTGATGATAGACTACCACCAATACATGTGGATGTTCTAGTCTATAACGGAATCAAGTGCAGTGTATCATTCTATTATCCACCAGAAACTACTCTTTCTAAAGCAATTAATGCTTCTAAAGGATGGCGGTGGGATTGGTCTGAAGACCACTATGAATATGATAAGATTACTCATTGGATGGAATTGCCAAAGGCTCCCATATGAATGAAAACAATAAATATTTCCTAGATCCTGAGACTATTGATGGGGACTATGCCGAAGCCTATCAAAGATGGTCTCACCATTTCAATAAAGGCGCTGAACATGTTAAAGAATGTTTTAAAGAAACTGCTTTTGTGCCTTTTGAACCTTTCTTTGATTCAGGAATTCAAAGACCAAATTGGAAAGCTTTAGCGGAGAGTATGAGAAAAAGCCAAGAGGAATTTAATAATGAGCGGTGAATGTTCTCTATGCGGTGAGCATTGTTTAGATTGCTTCTGTGATAAAGAAACCCAAGTCGGATTCCTTTTTTCAATGCCATTAGACGGTACTCTTGAGATAAGATCTTCTAAGCCTATAGATGATTTAAACGTAGACGGTGATCAGGAAATCGAGGGAGTCGTTTATCACATATATTGGAATAACCAACCTCTACCTTGGTTCACTAAAACTAAAATGAACGCCTGCGCTATTGCATTTGGCTGTCAATGGGGAGCTATGCAAATGGAGAAGACATTCAGAATAGACAGAGAGATTTGTAGTGATCTCAAATTTCTAGATGATAAAGATGGTGGCAATCGTGTAGAGGAATATTTGAAACGATGTGAAATAGGAGAAATAAATAATGGAATGGATTGATATTGAATCAGGGGAAAGACCAAGCGAAGATGAAACAGTACTTGGTAGAAACGAAAAATTTTCCAATCATCTTCCTGAGTTTGTTTGTTGGTTTGAAGAAGAGCAAGAATTTATGCCGATATGTCCTTATCAAAGATTACCTGTTAAGTTAACGCATTGGATGCCGTTACCAAAGCCACCTGAGGAAAAATGAATCTTGACATCACAGAAGAAGAATAAAAAGGTTTAGTATGTTATTGGAAATATACGACTTATCGAATTCTAAAGAGTAAATAGGTAAGAAATGCTCAGAACTTTAGCTAAAGATTTGATGATTTTATTGTTGTTGTATAGCTCTGGTGTCGTGTTATGGGGAGTGCTGGTGCTTTTTCGTCTGTTAATAGGATTTAAATTTTCTTTCCTCTCATAAAGCGCCAGGTGGGATTTGCACCCACGACCTCCGAGACTAGTAAGTAATACTCTATAATGTTTATAGAAATCTCGTTGCTCCCTCTGCTAAGCTTCTGGCGCGTATTATCTTCATGTTAAGATAGCCCCACCCCAAGTTCAATATAAATTTCTTGAATATCATTCAGTATAGGAGTATAGATTATAAATAAAACTTGACAGAGATATGGGCGTAAAAAAAGAAATCAATTGGGAAATGGTCGAGCTGTACGTTAAATCCGGATGCAAACAGATCGACATTTGCAAGAAATTCCACATCGATGAAGATACCTTACGTGCAAGAGTAAAAGAAAAATATGACATGGAATGGTCGGCTTTTTCGGCTTCTTTGCTCAGTGAAGGGGACATGTTAATAGCAGCCCAGCAGTTTCAAAAAGCTATGAAAGGATTTTGGCCAGCATTGCATTGGCTGGGTAAGACAAGATTGGGGCAACGTGAGCCAGAGCTACTCAACCAATTGGCAGCAAATCAGACACATCTAGATCAATCCCATCGCATTATGGAGTTAGAGCATCAACTTGCTGAGGAAATGGCTAAAAAAAAGCAGTGAGCGATAAAAAACGCAGAAAGAAGATGAAAGTAAAAAGGCCAAACGACGATTGCAACGCCGTTTAGCCAGAAAGTGCGGATTGCCGCCCGCTTATGACTTTGTATTCTTTATAATATGTAATATTTTTTTACATGACAAGGAAAATTGTGGATGAGATCGACGACAGTCTAGCAAAACCTATTCCTGAAAATGCACCAAAAGATTCAAAAGGTCGTCTTCTTAGTGTAACTAGCCCAAAACAGAATAGAAGCTTTTGCGAAGCTACCCATCGATTCAATATCTGGGTTGGTGCTGTCAGTTCCGGAAAGACATATTCCAGTCTAGAAAGATTTATCTATGATCTCAAGAATGGCCCTCCTGGCGACGCAATGATCATAGGTGTCAACAGAACATCAATACAACGAAATATATTAACGCATTTGTACAGAAGGTTAGGTTTCCCATGTCCCACAGAGAAAGCACAGATGAGCAGATTATACGGCAGGGATGTGTGGTTTGTTGGTGCGCCGGACGTTTCTGCCGTTTCTACGATACAGGGATCGACCCTAGCCCTCGCGTATGTAGACGAAGCTACGAATTTACCGGAACCGTTTTGGAAAATGTTGGAGTCTCGCTTGAGAGTGCCAGGGGCCAAGCTTCTGGCCACTTGCAACCCTGAGGGCCCTGCCCATTGGCTTAAGAAAGACTATATCGACAAGCCTGGTTTAGATCTCGCCTATTGGAATTTCTCCCTTGAAGACAATCCAATTCTTGATGAAAAATATAAGCAGCAGCTCAAGGCTTCATACACTGGTATGTGGTATAACCGATACATCCTTGGAGAGTGGGCGCTGGCGCATGGGGCTATCTATGACTGTTATGACAAGGACAACGAATATGAAAATCCGTTTCCTCAGCCCAATTACTATATTGTTGGAATCGATTACGGAACAACCAACGCAACAGCTGCTGTACTTTGTGCTGTTCAACCGAATAAGTGGCCTCAAATACGCGTGGAAGCGGAATATTACTATGATTCAGCTAAAAAAGGGCGTTCCAAGACAGACCAAGAACTTGTTAGAGATCTTAAAGACTTTATCGGTTACAAAAACGTATCTGCTGTTTATGTGGATCCTGCCGCTGCCTCACTTAAAATCGCTCTTAGACAGGCTGAATTGCCAGTGCTGGATGCAAATAATGACGTACTACTTGGCATTAAAATCTGCTCAAAATTTATTGGAGGCAAAAATATTGTCATCCAGAAAGGATGTACTACTCTAAAAGAATGTCTTCAGTCATATGCTTGGGATTCTAAGGCAGCAGATAGAGGCGAAGACAAACCAGTCAAGAAGAATGACCATATATGTGATGCATTGCGTTATGCAGTCTGTTCGGCTTTTCCTCAGGGTGAGTTCAGTCATCCTGATGAAAATATTTCTTATGATCAATATCGTAGAAAAATATTCGAAGATGATGCCTGGGGGCCTATTGGCCCAGGAACTGGAGGGTATTTCTGATGGAAGACGTAAAAAATATCGAATTCTGGAGAATGAAAGCCCATGACTATGAATGGTTATATAAGGAGCAGAAAGACATATGTGATGGATATAAAAAGATAATATATGAATATAGATTGATTATGGGTGTGGAAAATAATCAAGGCGATGACCCAGATCATATATAAAATATGTTAACTTAAAATTTTAAATATGATATGAATATCTTTATACATACATAAAGGTATTCATGGGCAGTTATGAATCGGGCCAATATTCTCTAGGATATATCGACCCTTCAGATATCCAGGCAAAAGATTTAAAACAGATGCAGGATTGGTTTTACCAAACCAATTACACCACCAACTCTACCTACTGGCTCCAGGGAGCTATCGATAAGAGATTTAAGGTCGGAGACCAGCAACTGTACAATCAAGTGTATGGCGCTAACTCCCAAAATGTCCAGAAGTTCTTTTTCAATCTAATCCGTCGTCATATCAATATGATCTGCGGGTTTCAGCGCAAGAATAGAAAATCCACAATAACAATTCCTCTTAGCGATGGCGACGATCCATTAGCAGATGACTATAACAAAGTCATGCGCTGGTGTGATGATCGTGATGGATTTCAAGAATACCTCTCACAATCATTTGAAGGAGCGTGTGACACAGGTGAAACACTTCTACACTTATACCCAGACTTTACTTTTGATCCAATTTCTGGGGATCTTTTTACCGATTCGGTTCAGTACAATAATTATTTGATTGATCAGTACACTAGGAAGCAAGACTTGAGTGACTGCAATGGGATATGGCGAAGACGCTGGACTAGCAAGGAAATGGCTAAAATGCTGCTTCCTGGATATGCCAAAGAGATCGACAAGATGAAGCCAGGAGGGATGAAAGATGGTCGTTTCCCTATGCAGGCCGAGCTGCAGAACGTCGCTATCAACAACTTATTCACCTACGATGAATTCTATTATCGCACTACTCGAAGAGGTAAAATCATACTAGATCCTATGTCTGGTGAGGCTGTGGAATGGGAAGATGACGAGACAGCTGAAAAAGATGAGATGGAACGAGTGCTCTATCAACAACCGTGGCTTAAAGTAAAAGAAGTTGATATCCCCACTGTCAAGCTAGTGATAAGCCTTTCTGGAAAAGTTGTTTATCATGGAAAAAATTTACTTTCCATTGACGAATACCTGTTCATTCCGACACAGTGTTATATAGAGCAAGACATCCAGGCATACGCGTGGAGGAAGATGGGCATCATCCGGAACCTTCGTGATAGTCAATTTTTGTATAACATGCGCAAAGTTATAGAGCTTCAGCTATTACAAAGTTCTTTAAATGCTGGATGGATATACCCTGTAGATGTGGTTCCAGACCCAAAATGCTTTAGACAAACAAGTGGAGGGGACGGCTTCTTAATACCTCTTAAAGCAGGTAGGCAGCCTAGTGAAATACAAAGAATTGAGCCTGTGGCTATACCTCAATCTCTTCTTGAGCTTTCAAATAGTCTGGCAGAGGATATTACTAAAATTTCAGGTGTGAATGAAGAGCTTTTGGGCGCAGCGACGGACGACAAATCTGGTATCCTATCAATGTTACGACAAGGAGCAGGCCTTACAACTTTACAAACAATTTTCGACAAGCTCGACTATACACAGCGATTATATGGTAAAATACGGCTACAAGCTATACGAAAGAACTTCTCGAAAGGTAAAGTGCGCAATATTTTGGGTCATGATGCTGATCCACGCTTCTGGACTTCCCATTCACAAAAATATGCCATCTCTGTTGAAGAAGGCAATTACTCTACTTCCCAAAGACAAATGGAGCTCCAACAGCTTCTCCACTTTAAGCAGCTTGGCATGCAAATTGCTGATAAATCGATCATACGAGCAGCCTTTATCACGAATAAACGACAAGTTATCGCTGATATGGAAGAACAGCAACAGCAACAGATGCAACAACAACAGGCGCAATCTCAACAACAAGAGAAAATGGATAATGCCAAGATTATGGGACTCTTTGCGAAGGCTAAAGTCGATATGGCACGAGAACAAGACGTTATAGCTTCTGCTAACGAGAGAATGGCTAAGATTGAAGATATTCATGCTGGTGCAGTCCACAAGCAATCGCAAGCAGACTTAGAAATGGTTCGGACAATGATAGAGCTTGAAGACATGGACCTAGCTAATTTCAGAAGTAATTTAGAACTTGCAGAGTACATAAAAGGCGTTAACAACGCCTCACAACAACAACCAGCTGTTGCTGGATAGGAGACAATATGAAAGAAGCAAAACACGGATCAGTAAAAGCAATGCCCCAATTCAATGAAGGGCATTGGGAAAAGAAAATGGCAGATGTAAGCGTTGCAGATGGAAAATATTCTTCCGAGATGAATCAATCTGAAGAATACAAAAAATCTGTTGACGCATTAGCAAGTTATGCTAAAAAGCATAAGGCACAACATTAATATTTCGAAGATTGATTTAGAAAAATGCCGCGGTTAAGAGCCAGCCCGTTGATGAGGCGCTAGGTTAAAATCTAGAATATAAATATCATCGCAGGCGTTCTATTCAATCTTCGATTCTAGAGAGGTTTTATGGCAAAAAAAACACATCATAATCCTGATTACCTAAAGAACAAGACAGCCGATGTGATCAAACATGGCAGTGGTCTTGCCGTTCCTAATGAGCAATGGGAAGTGAATAGAGATCTAACACCAAAAGGTAGACCTGATGGATGGGGAGCATTTCTTCCTCAGTCAGGTAAAGATAGACCAACACCACATACAAAAACCAATGAGTGTGATCATTAATGGACAAATACAATTTTGATGGGGAACCACATGCTCTCAATTCTGAGTATGGGTACATTATAAAAAGAATATATGAGGAGGAAGTTGATCATGATAGTTTGCATGATCAAATCCAAATTCATTTGAAAAAATTTGCTGAATATCTTTATGCAAATGATAAGGAGAGAACAGTACAATGCATGTTAAATGGGTGGTCATACGAAGATTATGAAGTAATCTATCGGCCAGCTCATATCGTCAGTGCTTTGGCTCAGTTCTCTACGCTAGCAATAAAGTTCAAACGTTCTAAAAATGACAACTTGGATGAAAAAAGTGATAAAGATCGAGAAATTGTACATTGATGGGGATCTGCGAGAGGAGGATTTTGTCAGAGAAAAGCATCCTTCTATTGAGAGACACGGAAATCATCATTCTTGTGTCACAGATATTCCAAGTCCAAGTCTACCTCCAATACCAATGAAATTAGATAGGCCTATCTTAGAGAAACAAATTTCTGAAAAAGGAATGCATCCCAATGAGAAACGTAAGAGTAAAACTCCTAAGAAAAAGTCTAAGAAAAATGATTCCAAATCCAAGCGGACAGCAGTGGAGAAGATATAAGAAAAATTATATGTCTGGTCTTGTCTAGTCTTTGACAAGTAAATCTTTTAATGATATGCCATGTGTAAAGAAATATTTTTACATAGGTATATCATGTCTCAACGCGTCACAGCTGGCGAACTCTCAAAAAAAGCCCTTTCAGACAATACCAAATACGATGCTCTAGAAGTAGGACATGCTCTAGCTGATGAGATCATGCCTCATCTTAGGCAATGCATTGAGAATCACAAGACAATCATTGATGAGAATGAATTTTGTATTGTAATGTTGATCGCGAAAGATCCACTGATTAAAAATTTAATGCGAAGGAAATTCTATGCTTGGCCCTATCTTCCTAAACCTAGGCCTAATCAATCTGTCTTCCTCTATAACAAAGCAAAAGATGCCATTACTCATCGTCTTTGGATTTTACCTTCTGATATGGTTATGGCCGAGCTTCATGAGTTGCCTCATGTAGATAAACGCTATCAGACAATGAAAGCGTGGTCAGACGCCTTTTACAAAGGGTGGAAGTTCGATCCAATCACAAAACAATTCTACAATTCAGATCCCTGCCACTTCTGGAATTATGTTAGAGCAGATCAAAAGATTAATATGCCCTCTGAGCATGAGTACTTCTTAGAGCATCGAGAAGAACTTATCAAGGCTGGATGTAAGCTCCCCAATGCGACGGACTCCGAGCCCTTTGACTTCAGTAAAATCGCAATCGAAAAGATCGTAGATACGCATCAAGCCGTGAGCGAGTAATGCATTTTCAATTACTGATGGCAAGCAAAGCGTTCCAATCGGTGCGTCTGCTGCCATATAAGCTAAAGTCTTCCTATAATCCGAGAATTTCTTAGAAACTTCATCACGAATTTTTCTCATCTTTTCATCGTATTCAAAATTTTCCTTTACTCTCTCTGGGTTTTCAATTAATTTATTGACGTCAGACACAAGGAGACTCCAAATGACAGTTGATACCCCAGAGAATAAGCAAGAAAATATTTTAAACCAAGAAAATATTTTAAACACAGAGAAAGTTAAAGCAAGTCCAGAACAAAAAAAGCCTGAAGCAAACCAACAGCAGCAGTCACAGCAAAAACCTCAAGAAAATAAAACAGAAGAAGGATCACCAGAAGACCCAAATTGGCGCGCTTTTAGAGAGGCACGTAAGAAAGATAGGGCTGACAGAGAAGCCGCTGAGCGTAAAGCATCTGAAAAAGAAGCAGAGGTGGCAGCTCTTAAAGCAGCGATGGAAGCAGCTTTTTCAAAGTCAGCTCCAACTCCGCAAGCCTATCAGCAATATTATGGGATGAATGCTCCGGAGGAGCGTGAAGAAACAGAAGATGAAAGGATAGAAAGAAAAGTTCAGGCGGCTCTTTCTGTAAGAGAAGCAGCAGCAGAAAAAGCAAGACTAGAAAGGGAACAGCAAGAATATCCTAATCGGTTATCTCAAACTTATCCTGATTTTAACAACGTGATCTCTCAAGACAATCTGGACTATCTCGATTATCACTATCCAGAAGTCTCTCGCCCACTTCAAAGATTAAGAGATGGATATGACAAATGGTCAGACATCTATCAAGCTGTTAAAAAATTTGTTCCCAATACAACCACAGCAAAGAAAGATGCTGCTAAGGCTGAGGCTAATTTCAATAAGCCTAAGTCTATTTCGAGCACAGGGATTACACAGCCAGGAGAAGCTGTTGGAAGCGCAAGACTTACCGAAGAAAGACGCGCTTCAAACTGGGAGAGAATGCAGAAGATTCTGAAAGGAGTTAGCTAATGCTTGGACTAAGAGATATTGCAATTGAATTGGTAGGCGAAGAGGATGCTGATTCTTTTGCTTTGTGGGCGTTTGGAAAAGATTATAAAGCACTGAGTACTATGAAAAGGTTTGCTGACGCCTGGAATGAAAGACATGGCGATCTCCATAACATTGATCGCTCTTCTCCTATCGTAAGAGATATGATAATAATGACAGACTTATGGAGAGACCGTGGAACAATATAAAGTTGATCAATATAAAAAAGTTTTTGAGAAGTATCAAAGGGCTACTCTTGTTAGCTTTGGATCACCTGATCAATATCAATTTCGACAAAATGAATTGATGCACGCATTAGCAGAATTTATTTTGATACCGTATTGGCAATATGAAAGAGAGAAACATCATAGGGAATTAGAAAATGACGGAACAAGATTACAGGATTGAAACTTTAGGACGCGCTTTTGCATCTCATGCAGAGATTTGGAATAAGATCTATCAAGAAAACATTAAGGAGTCAAAAGAAGCTTATCCTGATAAAAAATTACAAGAGAATTTAATAGATGATTTTAATATTTCTAGAGCTTTATCCGTGATGTGCCTTGAAATAGAACAATTGAAAAATCAGCTTAAGGGTCATCTGAAGAATGAACATCCTTTTTTGTAAATATTTTTCCTGTTGAATTGAAGATGCATAAATGCTATAATCATCGTCAACATGCATAGGGGGCACCCGAAAAGCGATTTCCGATCGCCTTGCATGTCTTATCATCGGAGTAACTACGGAGGTTACGTGTCAAAAAATATAATCATAGATAAAATCTGCAATACTTGTTTAATACAATATGCCGGAAGAAAAAGTCAAAAATATTGCTGTCATAAATGTTATAAAAATCACCCCATCCAAAAGGAAAAAAATCGTTTAAATAGTAGGAAAAATTATGAAAAAAATGGAGAAGAATTAAGAAAATATCATCGTGAATGGCATCGCAGATTGGTAAGAAAGAAAAAATGTTTACCTATGGACTTTCCTAGAATGAAAAAATTTTCAGGAGAAGGGTATGTGGCTAAATCTGGTTATAAATATTTTGGAATAAAAAATCATCCTCTTGCCAATAAATATGGAAGAGTTGCAGAACATAAACTGATAATATTTAACCACATAGGAAGAATACTTAGAAAACATGAAAGTATTCATCATAAGAATGGTATTCGTTCTGATAATCGCATAGAAAATTTAGAATTATGGTCAAAATCACAACCATCAGGTCAACGAGTTGAGGACAAAATAGAGTGGTGCAAAGAGTTTTTGAATGAGTATGGAATAAAAGTTATTGATTAAAATTATTTCTATATATATCATGGGTTTAGGCAGTATAAAAGAATTCGCCTATCTACCATAGACTGAAACGTACCTCGTCAGTACAGCTGAAAATAGTTCATTCGCAATGAACATGATTATCAACTGTATAACGAGGTTTTTTTATGTCTTTTTCTACCGGTATCACCGGAATACAGAATATGGCTCCCGAGCTCCCCGTTCAGGCGAGCGAGGATCTTTTGTCAACTCCAATGTTTAATTTGATACATAGTTTTGGTGTAGATTTGCACCATGCTGAATCATACATTGGTAAGACCACTAGAATGTCAAGATTCGAAAGATTGTCGACTGATGGCGGTCAATTGGACGGTTCAGGAATCGATCCAGCATCTGAAGTGCCTGTTCGTACAGACATCGATGCCACAATGGAAATCTATGCGAAATCTATCGTCACTAACGAGCAAGTCGTTCTCTGGGAGAACAGCAAAACATTAACAAAATTCACCGCTCTCTTAGGCCAATGGCTGCGAGAAAAAGAAGATTTGTTGATGAGAGACTTGTTCTCTTCTAGCGTCAGTTACATCAATGCCACAGGTGGTTTGAACGGCGATCAGCCTAGTAATATTTCCTTGAATGATGTGAACAACATCGAAAACATCCTACTTGGCAATGACGCTCGTTCAATGCTAACTAACCTGGAAGCAACATTAAAATTTGCTACTGGTGGTGTTCGTGATGCATTCATTGCTCTTGCGAATACAAATCTTTGCGCTGACCTTCAGAAAGTTCAAGGCGTATTGCTTAAATCAGCATATCCCACTCAAGAAGGGATTCGCCCAGAAGAGTATTGCTCGATTTCTAGATTCCGTTTCTTTGTCTCCTCTAAGGCTGCAAGGACTCCTGGTATCTCACTAAGAGGCAACACAGTTTACACAATCCCTATGTATGGCTTAGAAGCTGCCGCCAAGATCGAGCAGAACAACTATACGGCTGTCATCGGATACCGTCCACCTTGGGTTGTTTCTTCCGTTGCTCAAAACAGCCAACTCTATGCCAAGTTCGCTATCGCTCGTGCGATCACGAACCAAAACTGGATCTCTGGTTTGAACGTAACAACCTTCCAACCATCATAAGGAGATTAAGATTATGCCTTTTACTATCGTTTCTCAAGGAACTTTCACTCAGCCCGCAACTGCAGTGAATCAAGTCATCCCTCTTCCTAGTGGGGCTGATTATTTTGTGACTACTAACCTGACTCAAATGGCAACAACCCAGGGAACTGGTCGTGTAGTCAGAGGGGAATGGTTTGGTGGTGGCCTAACAGCTGTTAATGACGGCCTACGTTGGAAAAAAACCAACAGCACAAGCGCCATTAACATTGATAACTTTTCAACATCAACAGCATCTAATGGTTTTACTTATGTGACTAGCTTCCCTGCTCCGCAGGCAGCTTTAACAGGTACAACCATTACACAAGCTAATGGCGCTGTAGCAAGTGTAACTAACACTTACTCAGAAGGTGATACCGTCATTATCTATAATGCTGTAGGGATGCAACAGATTTCCGGCATGACATTTACTATTTCGTCAGTGTCAGGATCTGCATTTACATTGCTAGGGTTAGACTCCTCAGGGTTTGCTGCTGCCGCAACTGCTTTCTCAGTAAGACGAGTTAATCAGTTTACTCCAGTTGAGCCAAGTTTCTTGTATGTGACTGCAATTACTCAAGCAGCTCAAGCACAAGTGACTGTTTCTCAAGCAAACAGTGTGTATCTGGGTCAAAAATTAGAGTTTACAATTCCAGGTTCTTTCGGAATGGTACAGTTAAATAACTACTACCAAACTCAAAACTTACCTGCTGTTGTAACTTCAATTGTTGATGCCTACAACTTCACTATCAATGTGAATACAACAAACTTCACAGCATTTGCATTCCCTGCAAGTTCTGGTTCGCCAACAACTCAATTGTTCGCAACCGTAGCACCTGCTGGGCAATCGACTCAGTTTAATCCAATTACTGGCGTTCAGACTGGATATAACTTTTTACAGATTCCTTTCCATTCAGGCGTATTTGTTCCTTATATGTACGTATCGGCAGGCGCGCAATCGCCTGGGGGGTCTGCTGCAGATGTTATCGTTTGGCAAGCTTACAAGATGGAAACTGGAACTATTAATGCTCCTGTTCCTAGCTAGTATGTGGATCATTTTCCTGGCGTCGGGAAAATGGTCGAATTAAAAACAATTGCCTTCTGGAGAATCTACTTTCTCTAAAAGGCAATTTGCATGGGAGGGGACAAATTGTCCTCTCCCTTAATGTAAATTGGTTTTTTTAAAGTTCAATCCTTCAAAAAACCTATTTAATTGAGGGAAGATGGCTAATCAATATTTGCCTCCAGTCATCCAAATACCCTCTAGCTTGCTAATCACAAGCATTTCTCAGTCAGCCCCTATGGTGATAGGGGTGGCAATACAAAACACGACTACAGAGGCTAATACATACATTGTAGGCATGGCAGTTAGGTTGATGGTTCCTCAAACATATAAGATGTATCAAGCAAACAATTTAGTAGGAACAATCACAGCAATCAGTGGATCAAATTTCACATTGAATCTTGATTCATCTCTATTCGATGCGTTTGTGGTTCCTTCTGGAAACGTAGAACAACCAGCAACTATTGCCCCTAATGGTTCAAGAAATCTCTCTTATAACAACCAAACAAACGAGGTTCCTTTTCAGAGCCTCAACAACATAGGAAATTAGATATGACCCAACAATTGATGATGGCTACTGCTTCCGGAGAGCTTCATGGTTTGATCAACACTCTCACTAATAGTGTTCCATTTGATGAATTCAAAAACTTCAAACCAGAACACAAGAAAGAATTAGAGAGGCTGAAGAAAGACGATTCAAAAGTAGTTAAGGTCGAATACATGAATAGCCGGGGACGACATGAACGTTTGACAAAACCTTATTGCCGATATAGCGGCGATCCCATCCAAGTATGGCATTTCATTCCAGGCAAAACTTATGAAGTGCCTATGGGTTTGGTTAAAGAAGTCAATGATTCGATGAAACACATTCCCAAACGTTCTGGACTAGTGAGCATCGATGGAGAAGCAATTAAAAAAGACGAGTCTCCCCTTGATAGAGACGAGGCGGGCGATTGGCTTCACAAGATGGTTCCGGTTTCATTTTAAATTAAAGGGATGTTATGAGCGCAGTAGCCCAAGCCGATTCAACGTATACTTTCATTGAAAAGAAAGTAAGGCGCTTAACCGCTTCCGCTAGCGAAGCAGCTCTTACCAGCTTTGATATCCAACAGGCTGTCAATACTTTTTATAATAATGATTTTCCATATGCCATTAAGATCGATCAGCAGCGTTCGGTCTACAAGTTCCTAACGATTCCAAACGTCGATAGATACCCTGTCGATGTAAATAATCTACAGGGATTCAGATCCCCTGTGTATTTTGAAGGAATTCAGGGAAATTTCTTCAAGAATCGTGACCAACTTTACAATTTATATCCACGCTATCCTACTCAGTTCCAGCCGATAGGCGGGGATGGCGTGACAACAAGTTTCACATTCACTCTATTTGGAAATAATCAAAATCCTTTCCCTCAACCTAACTTTGGAATCCTAAGCACACAGCTTATTATTGGAGGAATAGACAAAAACGGAAATCCCATCCGAATAATTGATGATGGAGGCGCTGTTGTTAATGGATTCGGAATCGGATCTAACACCACAACAGGACAATTGCTATTCATTAATCAAAATAATGTTGGTAACAATGTCTATCTGAATTCATTGAATCAGCAGCAGCCTGCTATTCCTCCTCTGTCTCCGCTTCCAGTTCCGTCTCCTCCCCTTTCCCTTACTCCTCAATATTGTGGAACCGTGAACTATGTGACTACGCAGATCACAGTAAATTTTCCAGTGGCTCCAGCTGCCGGAACAATGATTAACGTATGGGCAGCCACCTATCAAGTTGGTCGTCCTTATAATTTATTGTTCTGGAATAACGAGCTTACGATTCGCCCAGTCCCCGATAACGTCTATCTGTGTGAAGTGGAAGTTTATCAGACGCCAGCTCAATTTATGCAGACAACAGACAATCCTATTCTTAATCAATGGGCCCAGTACATTGCATATGGTGCTGCATGTGAGATACTTAGAGATAGACAGGATATGGAAGGTGTGCAGAATCTACAAGAAGGATTCATGCGTCAAGAAGCACTAGTTCTAGAAAGACAAGCTGTAGAAGAGATTGGGCAGTGCAACATAACATTGTTTAATTCAACACAAGTAGGATTCGGTGTCGGTGTTGGGAATGGATATGGGACAGGTGGTTTCTAATGGCCGGCTATTCTCCATTAAAAATTACTGGGATGACTACTGGGTTAGTACAGGAAAGAGAAAATTTTCTTTTGCCTGATGATGCCTATCCTATCTTACAAAATGCATATGTCTGGCGCGAACGCATCAAAAGAAAGAAAGGCTTTCAGTTACTTGGTCGTCTCCAAAGAAACATTGGAACTACAGACGGAGCAGGTAATGCTTCAATTACAATTTCTCCCCAACCTATTCAACCAGGATTAGGATCTGCATCATCTGTTGGGATTGCTTCTTTCACAGTGGGAAGTAATGTATTTACAGATTCAGGAGGGATGAGTCCAGTTACTCTTCTGACCACAGGACCTGGAACTGCAACACTTGACAGGGTGACTGGACTTTTGACAATTACAGGATCAACCCCAGTAACAGCGGTTCAGTATTTCCCTGGACTTCCAGTGATGGGGATTAGAACGAGAGAACTTCAGAATAGCGCTCAGGATCAAACAGTTTTTTTCGATCAAGATTATGCTTATACTTACAATGGTTCAACAGGACAATTTCAAGAATTCATCCCAGGCACCACATGGAACGCAGCAGGAGTCGGAGTTAATGGCGTCGACTTCTTTTGGTCTACAAATTACTGGGTAAGCAGCAACCCTCCATTTACCACAGCAAATAAAAAACTCTTCTGGGTGACGAATGGAAGCGGTGGAGAATCTGGAGGGGGAGACCCACCAAGAATCACAGACGGCACCACATGGGTGGATTTTACATCCAGCACATGGAACCAAATTGATGCCACTACTTCTTTATTCAATTGGTTATGTAACTTGCCTTATCGAGGCCGCATGGTTGTTTTCAACACCTATGAAGGCAATACAATGGCAGGTGCTTCCTCTGCGCAAAATTTTTCTAACAGAATCAGATGGTCTACAATCGGAAATCCTTTCATTCCATATGCAGCTGGGCCTCCATCTGTTGGCTCATGGAGAGATGATATCAGAGGACAGGGAGGTTTTCTTGATATTCCAACTAGTGAAGATATTATCTCTATTGGCTTTGTTAGGGATAATCTCGTTATTTATTGCGAGCGCTCGACTTGGCAGCTTCGTTATACAGGGCGCAGCATCGCTCCTTTCCAAATAGAGAAAGTCAATAGCGAGCTGGGAGCCGAGAGCACGTTCGCAGCTATCCAATTTGACACTTCTTTGGTAAGTGTAGGCGATAAAGGAATTATAGAATGCGACAGCTATAAAGCAGAGCGAATCGACATTAAGATTCCTGATTTCGTTTTCCAATTCAATATTCTAAATAACGGCGTTTCTAGGGTGCAAGGAATCCGAGACTTTCCGAATCGTCTTGCCTACTGGACAATTCCATTAGTTAGTTTTTATCCCAATGTAGGGAATACAAATTGGATTTTTCCAACCGCAAGGCTTCTCTATAATTATGAGAATGACTCATGGGCAATATTCAATG